CAACCTTATACTTTATCCTACCGCTTCGGTTACGACTACTCCTATTTGGCAAAATAAGTTGTATGGTTACAATTTATTCAGAGGTACTCTCTGCGTTAAAGTTGTTATTAATGCTCAACCTTTTCAGCAAGGTCGTTTACTTATTCACTGTTTGCCATTTGTCTCCGCTCAACCTTTAGCCTGGCGAGCCATGCACAATGTTGATTTGACTCAGTGCACTCAACACCCCAGTGTTGAGATGGATTGCCGGGACACTAGTTGTGAGCTAGAGATACCCTGGGTTGGACCTACGCCTTGGATGAATGCTAGAGGTGTTGGATTAGATTGGGGTACAGTTTACGTAGCTGTTCTCTCTAACCTTGCTACTGGTGTATCAGGCTCTGCCGGAGTTGAAGTTCAATTGTTTATTAGTATCAAAGATGCTGAGTTTGCTGCCCCTATAGTGCCTCAGTCTGGAGACAGGAAGAGAACCAGAACGACCAAGAAGCTTAGTTCTGAAGCTGAGGAGCAAGCTATGGCAGAGGGTAAACCTATCTCAACCGCTCTTTTACTGGCAGCTCGAGCTGCTGAGGTTGTTAAAGGAGTTCCAATGTTGTCTTCTATGGCTACTCCTGCTGCATGGGTTTTCCGTGCAACCTCTAACCTTGCAAGCTCATTTGGTTGGTCCAAACCCAATCTCACCACTCCTCCCGTGTTTGTTGTTACTAGGCCTTTTCATAATTTTGGAAATGCCAGTGGCACTAGTCAGTCTGAACCACTTTCTATTGACGCTGATCCTATGGTCAGTATTTTACCTGGTTTTGCGGGCTCTGATGTTGATGAGATGTCGTGGAACTATATTAAGAGTGTACCAGCTTATCTTGAGCAGTTTGGCTTTGGTTCTTCCAATAATGTTGGAGACGTCCTATATAAGAAAGCAATCGGGCCTCTTTTACTTTACAATCAGTATAACAATGGTCTTGCGTCTCCTAATTTGGCCGTCTTTAGGACCTATCCACCCTTCGCGCATGTAGCAAATGCTTTTGGTCGCTATCGTGGAGGAATCAAAGTTATACTTAAGTTTGTTAAAACTGACTTTCATTCAGGCAGATTGTTGATCACTTGGTCTCCTAA